CGAGTATAAAACAAAGAAAAATGCCATTAAAGGTAGACCGGAGGGCTTTGTTTCGCCCCGGCGCCTCGATGGGGATAACCTCGCGTCTGACGAGGCCCCAAGGGGCACCGTTGGGTTGGAAGATCGGACTGACAGTCCGTTTACGGATCTGGGATTCGATCCTTATTCCGACCCAGCACTGGTGTGCCCTGTCGAGGTTGGAGCATGCTCCATTAAAGAACCGGAAGTCCGGTGGACCCTGACATCCCACGTCGAGGATGTAAAATTAGTCGACATGCAGTATTCAGCTGCCATCAAGAACAAATTAAATGAAAGCTACGTTTTGGAAGGTATCGTAGAACCTGACGCCGTTTCAAACGACAAGGCCAAGGCCCTCAAAGCTAACCCGTATGCGGTGCTTCACGATGAGGGTGATGGGCAATGTCGTCTCGGCGAGCGGCTACGCGCTCGTGCAAAGAAATTAGTGAAATGGTACGAGGAGTTGGGTATGACTCGTCTAGCGAAAGAGATACCCCAGCAAATAAGATGCGGAGAGCTTCGTAGCGCCGTAAGACAATGCTTCGTCGAGAAGCTTAGCCCTATCGACGAACTGAGCTTTAAAACAATTCAGAAACTTGAGAAATCTTGTTGCAAAGAATGTGAACCTCGCTTCTTGGAGAAGCTCAGTCAATGGAAAGAAGCTAGATTCCAACCAGTTGCTGTCGATGTGGAGCACTTGAGCCGCTTTAAAAGGGCTCTTGCGCAAAATATTGAGAAGGGATGGGATCGACAACGTGCCCCGTTTATTCCTAACGGAAACGCTACCCGGTTATACGGTAGGAGGGACGGGGGTAATTGGAACGTGGAAGAATTTAGCGGCGAATGTCGCTACGAGTTGGTGTTTTCCTCGGGTAAACCAAGAGTAGTTACGTTATACTCTTCCGAGAACACGCGCCGGCTCGCTCCGTTGCATTATTCTTTATACGACATGTTGAAAAGGCGAGGGTGGCTGTTGGTAGGTGAACCGACCGACCAGCACGTTTCAAGCCTTACAGGCGCTGCATTTTTGAGCTTTGACTACTCTTCCGCTACGGATAACATTAAGCGGGAGTACGTGAGTGCAGCAGTTGAGGTATTGGAAGAACAAGCGGACCATCTGGAGGACGAGGAGATCGAAGCACTTCGTGTGCTCTCCAATCTGAAGATTGATGGCATGGAGACGTTTTCAGGGCAGC